TGTGCCCGTCCACTCAATGATGTCCCAGCAACTGGATTTGCCATGCCACACCAACACCCTCCCTTCTTTTTCCGGCATCCGCTCGCTGCATTTAATCCATTTCATTGCTTGCGTCCTTCCGTGGCCTACCGCGTCGCGGCAGGGCTGACCCTATGCCAGCCCCACCAACGACGGGCGTTATACAGTTATCCGTTGTAGCATGTCTTAGCCATGCGTCCCATTGCTCGTCTGTCATTTTCAGAAAATCGTGGTTGTCTATCACGTCGGCAAGTATCGCCTGTTCTTTTTTGTCCGTCGGCGACGGTTGCCATTCGCCGCCGAAATAGATCGGGTTGGTTGACCCGGCGGCGTAGTCAATTCGTCGGTGTGCCATGTGTGTTTTCCTTTCTCGTGCCGTCGCAGTCCGGCGTGATGGCTTCCAACTCAGCCCCGCATGTCGGGCAGTGGCAGGTGTACGCGCAATCGCTGGACAGTGTCACGGGCGGCGTGTAGACTGGCCGCACATGCGCGCACGGCTTCGGGTGGCCGCACGACGGACAGTAGCGCGTCACGGGGCCGGGGTTGTGCCATTTTCGTGAGGGTGCGGAAATGGTCATTGTGTGTACTCCTTGGGTTCCCAGCCTGGGTATTCTTCGCCGACGCAACTGGCGCACGGCTCTAGTGTGGACTGAAGCTCTTCATACTTGCAGTTGCTGCATATTTTATAATCTACCTTCGCCTCCAGTCCATCGACGCGGGCGCGGCGGCTCGACTCGACCTCCGCCTCCAGTTCCGCGTTTTCGACATTCAGTTCCACTAATTTTTGTGTGGCTTCCCTCAACACGGTGTTCTGTTCGTCGCGTTCCGCCTCCAGTTCCGCGACGCGGGCGCGCAGCCGCTCGATCTCGGCATCACGCTCAGGCAAAACATCTATCGCCTGCTCTAATAGTTGGGAGTGTTGCAGGGCATTCTCCTCCCGCAGCCGCTCGATTTCGTCAAGCAGCGCGGGGGCGTGGTTGATTAAATCGCCAACATGACGACCATGCAAGCCCAACGCATCTATGTAATCCAATGCGATGCGGAACTTGGCGATAAGTTCGGGTGTGATCATTTATAGTCCTCCAAAATATTGTCCGAGCATAAATAGCCCTAATCCGATCCACACAAGGAATCCGGCAATAATCAGCAGTGCACCGTCAAAATCAAACAACCCTGTGTCTTTGTGCAAACACCCCTTAGTTATCAGATATAGGCCGACTGCAACGATAATTATTTTTATGTCTACCATTGCGTGTCCTCCTCTTGCTCGATTACCACGCGCGCGGTCAATTCACCACCGCATTCTCGACACGCAAAGCCATGGCCAGTGCTGCTTGATATGTTTCCGCAATTTGTGCACACAAACTGATTTATCAGCCCGTGCATCCGGCGAAACTCTTTCAACGCCTCCGCGTCCTCGCCCTCATTTAATAGCCGTGCAATTTCCTCAAGCGCGGGCGACTCGCAGTTCGTCACGTCCGGCTCGGCTTCGGTCTCCGCCTCCCAGAAGTGGGGGTGTTGGCCACACCATTCGGTGTCCAGTTTTTCGATGCAAGTCCAGCTCACTGCCTGGCAGTTGCCGCATGTGCTCTTAGGGTTTTGGTGCCAGTACGGGCACGTCCCGCACTTGGCGTCAGGGTTTCGTTTCATGATTTGGTCCTTTCCTTGGTTGTGTTTCTATTCGCCGCGTCCGGCGCGTGCAGGTGCGGCAGGTCATTGCGCGGCCTCCTTGTTAAGCGCGTCTACCCAGTCGTTATACACGTGTTTTAGTTTGACTTGCAGCCGCTTTGCCGCCCTACCACCGACAGCGTCCAGCGTGTTGATGTACGCCAACATCTGGCCGCGATGGAATTCGGAATGCGTCGCGGCGTACAGGTCTATCGTTGCGTAGGCGTACCCCGCAATCTCTGCTATTAGTTTGTGTTTCATCCTTCATCCCTTTCCTGTTCGGCCTGCGCCAGCAGGTATCGCCTCAAACATTCGTTGCAATCTATCGAATCATCATCTATCCACGGGCAGTATGTGTGGATCATGCAGCCGTATTGCTCGGCTAGTACCTTGCACGCCAACTCCAGGGCGCGGGATAGCGTTTCAATCTCCGCTATCGCCGCCTGTGCCGCTTGCACGGCCAGCGGGTCGAGGATTTGGTGCACATTGCTGTCAATCACGGCGTTTAGTTTTTCGATGGTGGTCATGATTTATCCTCCTCTATAATCGCTTCGGCTTTCAGTAGGGCGCGGTCGATAAAACACCGTGCAAGTTCGCCTCGGTGGCCTGTCGGATCTAGCGCGCTGATGTCCTCCCACGCTGAGACAAGCGCGCTCCGCAACACCAAACATGCCTGCCTGTATTTCTCTGCGCTTTCGTCTGTTGTTTTTTTCATGACGTCCTCCTTAAGTTTTCTCCGGTCAACTCAATCGCCAAACATTTGCACTTTGGGAAATTCAGCCGCTCAATAGTCGAATTTCCATACCGTCCGTTGCACGCCGTTTTCAAAAGTTGATTGACTTGCCAAGCGGCGTGCTCGCTGGTAACGATAGTCCGCAATCTTGGCTCATGCCGCTTGTCGAAAATCGAATGAAGGATTTCAACGCCCCATTCGCTGAGATTGCCTTTCTCAATATCGTCGACCATCAACAAGTCCACACGGCCAAGCGTCGCCCGTAACGCGCTGTCACGCCGCGCCTCGGTCAACACACCCGCATCCGCATACGCCACGCGCCTACACCGTTGCAGCGCGTTATGCAACAGTGTGTAGCCCGTCACTGTCTTGCCGCGTCCACGGTCGCCGTGTATCCACACACAGCCGTTATGGTCCTGTGCGGACATCACCGCCACGGCCTGTTCTTGTGTCAGCGCAGGCGGTGTCCACGTGCGAAAAAAGCCGGGGAGTGCGCCGACGCCGATAAGTTCTTCGACAAGTTCCATCGACCGTTCCTGATATTTTTCGCGCATACTTTCCTTCTCGATTTTTTGCGCGCAATACCAGCAGTAATCCTCCCATTTGCGTTCCGGCGGTCTATCGCACATGCCTACCGGGTGCCCCTTGCACCGTTTACCCTGCTCCCAAAAAAAGTGACTGCCATCCTCCCGCACCAACTCAAGTATGGGCTGCTTGTAGTCGTAAGATACGATCGGCATACCGTCACCAAAGTCCAGCCACCCGTCTTGTGCAAGTAGCGGTTTTTGTCCTGCCTTCATGGGTCGCCAGCACTTAAGTTGATTGTTGCGGAAAACAATCAGCGGCTGAATGTCTGTATCATCCAAACGGGTCATAATCGGCGTCATTTTCCACGTCCTTTCCGTAAATGTCTTTTGCGGCTTCCGGCTCGTCTTCCCATCGTCGCTGATTCAGCCATGTGGCCGGATGCGGAATGAACTGGCCGTTGTCTTTTTTCCATTGCGCGCTGCGTTTGGCGCGGTCGATTGCGTCAAGGAAAGTTTGCAGCGGTATCTTGTCGCAGTTCATTTTCTTCCATGCGGTCTGTGCCGCGCCCTTCGCCACGCGGCGCGGGTAGGCTTGCCAGAACGCGGTAAAGTTGTCGGTGGTATTCGCGCTCGCCTTAGCGCGCACGCGCGTCTTTGTCTCTGTCTCTCCCTCTGTCTCTGTATATGTCTCTGTCTCTGTCTCTGGCTCATCAACTTGATATCGCGTTGATATCGCGTTGATATCATCGCATTCCAAGAAATGTGTAAGTTCCTGCAATGCCTTAAGTAAGTCCCTTTCAGGCATGCGTAAACGGAACGAAATGTCTGCAATTTCCGGTAGTCCGCCCTGCATTTTCTTGTCTTCGGAAGCAAGCAGCCAAAGACCAATTAACACACGGAAGGATCGGTCTGATATCACGTTGATATCACGCTGATCCAAAATTCTTTTGTGCAATTTGATCCACGGCGGCATCCTGTCTTTGAAGTGCTGAAACTCGTGCCAGTTGCGAATACGATAATTCATGGTGCCCCCCATGCAAACAGAAATAGCCCTCCGTGTGCTGCCGATACCACACTGTTAGGTGAGTATCCACGGAGGGCTAAAATTGCTTGATTAAGGTTATGTAGTATCGACAGCATGCGCCCATTATACCGCACACGCCGGGGTTGAAACAATTCGGTTAAGCGAACCATTACAGCAAAACTCCCGTTTCGGCCTTGATATCTTTCAGGCTTTCGAGGTTGCGCACGGCCTGTTTATAGTACGACGGCTTCAATTCAATGCCAAGCGCCTTGCGCCCGTTCATCACGGCCCCATAGCATTCGCTACCGACGCCCATAAATGGGGTGAGCACCACTTCGCCGGGGTTGCTCCAGAGCACACAGGCCCGCTCGATAACGTCGAGTTGGAGGGGGTGGACATGGCGTTCATCATCGGGGTCACGGGATTCCTTGTACGGCAACACGCGGTCGATCCGCACATCATCCCAAAACGCAGAGGCGTACTGTCTCCATATCCAGTGTGAGAAACGGTTTTCGATCTGCTTCCCGGTCCAACCCTTAAACTCTAACGCCTCTTGTGGCATCTGCCTTTCCCCTGCATAGCGCGTCAGTCCTTGCGGGTGTGCGATAGGCGTTTGATTGTCTCCTTTCTTACGGAAGATAACAAGATAATCGGCGGATGCGACATCGCACAAAGAGGAATCTACAACGATCTGTTGATGCGCCAAGCCTTTCGCCATTGTGCGATTGCGGACTCCTAGCGGTTCTTTCCACACCGCATACCGCGCCGTGTAGCGGAAGTTAAGTTTCTCATGGAGCCGGATAATGTCGCCCGTGAAGTCGATCAGCCCGCCGCCCGTATTCGCGCCCGCGCGTGGGATGTCCATGCAGTGCACAGCGGTTAGGCGGCCGGGTTTCGTAAGCCGGAAGATTTCGCTTACCACATATTCGTAGTGCTCGAAAAATTCCTTGTAATCCTTACAGTTGGACAAGTCCCGTTCATCGCTCGAATAATTGTACAGCCCGCAAAACGGCGGGGAGTAGATGGACATATCCACCGCGCCGTCTGGAAGCCCCTGCATAACCTCTATGCAGTCCCCGTTATACAGGGCGTAGTTGTCGGTTATCGTTTGGTGTCTCACAGCCATGTCGGTACCCTTTCCTTTTTGGTGTAGTCGTTGACTCTCTTGATTTCTAATTCATCACGCATCAGCGCGACGAGTTGCTCAAACATTTTTTCGGCGGCAACCATTTTCCGCTTGAGGTTATCCAGCACGAGCGCCTGTCCTTCCGTGGCGATAAGGTCAACCGTCACAGGGTTCTTTTGTCCATACCTCCAACACCGCCGGACAGCCTGGTAATATTGCTCGTAACTGTGCGACGGGAAATAAACCTGATTCGCGCAATGCTGCCAGTTCAGGCCGAATCCGGCTATCTTTGGTTTTGTTACGAGTACCCTGATTTGACCGGATGCGAAGGCGTTAAACGTTTCCTCTTTCTTTTCTTCTGTATCGCTGCCTTCAATTTCCACAGCATCGGGAATCAGTTTCTCCAACAGGTGCCCCTCGTTATTCAGGTGACACCACGCGATAGCGGGCCGCTTATGCGCGTTAATCAGTGCCGCTGCCATTTCACAGCGTTCCGGTACTGTGCGTTTGAGTTCGTCCCGTTCTTCTTTCAAGCCAAAGGCTGGGATGTCAAACAGGTAGCCTTCCGGTTTGATGCGTGATTCCACAAAGTGCTCATTAACATTCAGATCCGTCAACCTGAACTCACCGTCATCAAAACCAAGGTCGGACGGTTTACGCATCGCCCGCGCCCATGAGCATACCCACCGCCAAAAATCCCGCTCCGCATGACCGCGAAACCTGAACTTGCCGCCGAATGGGTTTTTGTTGAATCGCCGCGCGCCTGCGCCACCGGAACCACCATGAGCGTATGTGTTATCGGCACTCTTGAAAAATGATTTCAGCATGTCGATATAACCCATCACACCCAAGGCCTCGGAAGATGTGCCAAGTTCAATATAGTCATTTGGCGCGGCCGTGGCGGTGCATAACAGGCGGTAGGGCCGTTTCCGCATAAAGTCCGTAACCGCGTCTTTTGTCTTTCCGTCAAAGTTTTTCAGGATGCTGCTTTCATCGCACACAACGCCCTGAAAGTCATCCTCGTTGAAGTAGTGCAACCGCTCGTAGTTGGTTACCACAATCCGGTCACCTGGCTTGATGCCTTCGCGGCGATGGGCCACCTCAACGCCGATCTTCTCACCCTCTCGCACAGTCTGGAACGAGACGGCAAGCGGCGTTAAAATCAGCACGCGCCCGCCGGTTTTACGCGCCACGTTTTCAGCCCACGTGAGTTGCATCAAAGTTTTACCCAAACCACAATCGGCGAATATGGCCGCGCGTCCCTTCTGTATCGCCCATTCGGTGAGGGATTGTTGAAACGGGAATAGCAGGTCCGGCATCCACACAGGGGCGAAGCCGTGTTCGTTTTTGATGTGCGTTTTCCGGTCAAGGAATGTTTTATAGTCGCTCATTTCTTCACCACCTTTCCGCCCAGCCCGTGCCACTCAAGCACGCCCGCGTTTCGTTCAGCGAAATCGCACAACAGCACCGCGTCGTTTTCGTCCGCGCTCAGGTACGGCTCTGCGCCGATAAGCCGCGCAATGGACGCGGCCTGTACCTTCGTGTCGCCGCGCTTGCGGGTGATGCCACACGCTGATTGCCACGTGATAGCGCGGACATCTGCTCTCAACAGGCCGGCGTCTTCACATCGTTGTGATATCCGGCTTGCCGCGTCCCGCAACGATAACAGCGTAGATATGTTGCGGCCATAGAATGGGACTTCTACCGCCGCGTGTGTGCAACCGTCCTGGCAGGCGTGTTTGATTACTTCAACGATTTTGGCGTAGTCGTAAATATTGAACGTGCCCGTCACCCATATCGTGCCATTGCGGTACGCGTAGCCGGTGCTGTTACGCGCCGCGTCGAAGCCGATTGCTTTCATGAGTTTCCCTTTCCTGTGTTGTTATTATTGGCGGGAGCCTTGCTAAGACTCCCGCCGTCCTTGCCATGCCTTGCCTGGCCGCGCCTTGCCTTGCCGTGCCTCGCCATGCCGTGTTCCTTGCCTTGCCGCGCCACGCCTTGCCATGCCGCGCCTTGCCAGGCCGCGTTCCTTGCGATTAAACTGTTTTGATCGTCGCGCTGAATCGCCCAAAACTACCGGGAGATTTTGGAGAACTGGGCCGCCAGTCACACAAGCCGGAATAGCACCCGGCAAACGTGAGGATGTTTGTCAACACGTCCTTAGTGATCTTCGCCTCCAAAACCGTAATGGTTCCGGTTGCGCGCCACGAATCGAAGCGGGGCCGCACGCGAACATGTTTTGCGTTGCCGATCTTGGCCCGCTTCGAAAACAATTCAAAACCGCGCTGTTTCGCCCATTCGGCGTGCTCGTCAAATTCCTCCACAGTTACGAGATCGTCAAGGCCCGTGACGTCATAAGCCGCGCCCTTGCCATTTTCCAAAATCCAGTGCGCCTCGTCCACAACAATTCCGGACTGAGTCATCGCCTTGAAAGTCTGCTGACCTTTACCAGTCGGGCATTTCGTGCCGCCTTCGCGGAACATGGTCATCAGATTGTCCGACGGGATAACCACGTTGTTGCCCCAGCGGTACAGGTAACCGATCCAGCGGAACGCCGGGGAACGGTCGTCACCCGCAACACTGTTTTTCTTGTTTGCCGGATCCAGCGCCCACTGTTTCATAACGCCGTCGAATGACAGGTTATCGTTGTGTTGGAGCAGTGGCGTTTCTCCGCTGATTGTGATTTGGTATCTCTTCATATTCATTCCCTTTCTTGCGACTTATGCCGCGTTGTTTTTTCATCGCGTTCGGCCCTTTGCCTACACGCGCCTTGTTCCTTGCCTTGCCCGGCCTTGCCATGCCTGGCCTCGCCAAGCCTTGTTCCTTGCCAGGCCTCGCCTTGTTCCTTGCCTTGCCCCGCCCGGCCACGCCTGGCCTCGCCAAGCCTTGTTCCTTGCCAGGCCTCGCCTGGCCATGCCGCGCCGTGCCCGGCCTCGCCATGCCGCGCCGTGTTCCTTGCCTTGCCTAGCCTCGCCTGGCCATGCCGCGCCGTGCCCGGCCTCGCCATGCCGCGCCGTGTTCCTTGCCATGCCTGGCCATGCCGTGCCAAGCCTAGCCATGCCGTGTTCCATGATTCAACTGTCAGTTTACTCGCATGCTATTCCGGCAATTTAACGCGCTTTGGACTGACACGCCGCGCCAGTTTTATGGATGCGCCCTGCGCAATCACAAACGCGCGGGTATGGCGGCCTGCGTCGTCTAGTTCGTCGGGGTCCGTGGCGTTCGCGCGGATGCTTGCCGTGACGATGCGCCGGATTCCGTGGTGATACTGATTCGCGCTTACGGCAATCCGGCCTTTCGCATCAAGAACCTCGTAGCCGACGCCTGTTACAGCGCGCGTCATAAGATTGTCGTCTACCTCGATGCGGCGCCGCCATTTTGCCACCACTGTATGCCATCGGTTGCTGCTGCGCTGTTTGCCAATAATATTTTCCAGCGCGTCATACCGCACAATATCGCCCGGCTTCAAGTCCGGGAATGCGTCCCGGATCGCCTGCACGTCGTGCGCTGTTGGTTCGCCCGCGAAATACAATTTCGCCTTTGTATTTTCGATCATCTTTGCTTCCTTTCTTTTCCTTGTTTTGGTTACCCGGCGGGCGAGCCCGGTACAAGGTGACCCGCCCGCCGGGGTGCCGCGAAATTGCGGCGAAAGCCTAGAACGGTATGTCGTCGTCGGGGGTCGGGGTGGAAGGCGCGGGCGTCGGCGCGGCGGTGGTGTCTTTGTCCAGGTACCGTTGCACCTTGTTGTTCTTCGCCTTGCTGCCGTCCTGTTTCTCGAATTCGTCAACGTAGAATTCAGCGCGGCCGGTCTTGCCTTCAACGGCGTCCCAATTCATGACGAAAGGCTCGCCGTGTTTTTTCATGCCGAGTGCCCGGAAGAATGCCGACAACTTCCATTCGGCGGCACGCGTCAACACAAGGTAGTCGTACACGGTCACGACCGCGTCATCAGGCCCATACGCCTGTAGTGTGACAACAGCCATCGGCGCGCCACTGCTTTGACTTATCGTTTTGTCGACCTTCGTCACAACAAAATCGTATTCACCTTCCGGCAACAAGTCCTGCCCATCGTTTTTGATTTGTCCGTCCCATGATAAGTGTTCGCTCATGCCTTGCTCTCCTGTTTAGTTTTTGGTTTGCCAATCGTGGCGTTAAAATCCATAACGCCGCGTTCTTTGCTTTCGATTTGCGCGGCCATGGCTTGCACCATAGTATTCAGATCCGCATCAGTGGCGGTGTCGCAGGTTTTGCCTGCGCCGATGGTCATCTTAACAAACGCGTCCATCCCCTTTTTGTCCCAACCAAGCGTCCGTTTTGCGCTGGAAATTTCGCTGATCATGTTCTTTCGTGCTGCCGCATCATCAAGCGATTTCTCGCCAGCGTTCTGTTCGACAGGCACTTCCGGCTCCACCTCCACGCGCTCACCGCCGTCAAGCCACACGCGCAACTTTTCGACCAGTTCACCGTCGCCGCCCGGCTTAATCCATGTCTTTCCGTCCACGGCCGCACAGCGCGTTTTAGTGATCAACAGCGCGTGATCGTGATCCATATCGGCCACTACATCAAACTCATAATCCATGCCCTCCCGTTGAATCGGGGCCATGCCGACTTTGCGCGGTACCTGTTTACCGCCTACGGTCTCCAGCACATACTCCGTTTTTGCGCGCAACGTGGCGATCAGGTGCATCGGTGTGGACAGCATCGCGGCAACGAGCCTGTTATGTTCCGGCGTCACGTTGCGCCATGCCACATACGAGTTGCCCTTCGCCATGCGCGCCGCGTTGTCCACCATCTCCAGCGCGCCGCCCGGCCCCGCCCACGCATGGGTGAGCGAGTCGATAATCAGGCAATCGTATCCCGCCTTCGCCGCGTCGTGTATTTTCTCCACGTACCGCGCTGGGGCGCAATCGTCAGACAGGTAATCCACGTCGAAGGTAAACAGGTCCGCGTACTTTTCCGCGCTCCGGTGTTCGGTGTCAATTAAAGCGATCCGGCCTTCCGGCCCTACCAGCCCCCGCGCAACGGCGAGGGCGGTATACGTCTTACCCGCGCCCGCCGGGGCTACAATGCCCATGCGGAGTTTGAGTTGTTTTTTTGTTGCTGCTTTGAAACTCACGTTTAGTCCTCCTGTGCCATTTTCTTGGCTGTTTTGAATAGGTCATCAATTTCGCAATACGGCAAATAATCCGCGTCGAAATATGCGCTCGTGTTGTCGTCCCACGTGTCCATCATCTTGCGCATCCAGTCATTCCTCAGCACACGGAACGATTCCAGGTTCTCTCTCACCCATGCGTCGGTGGCGTCCTCCATGCGGTCTATGGCCTCCGCTATCGAATCGCTGTACCGCCCCGCTTCGGGATACTGTGTGATGTGGCGGTCCATGTCGCCGCCGTCAATGCGTGTTTTGTTCATCGTGTTTCCCTTTCCCAGTTTTTGACGACAATCGCCACGCGCTTACGCGGCACGCCGTCGTCCGGCCTGTCCCGGTGGACTACCAGCCCGTCGAGGCGTTCGTGTTCGTCTTTTTGTGCCGCCCAATATTTCAGGCGTTCGCGCCATTCAAGCGCGTCTGTCCATGTCTGCTCAAGGGTGGTCATGATTTGTCCTCCCGTACCAGCACGTGCCATTTTTTCAGCCCCAGCACGGGAGCAATCAGGCGCGCGCTACGCTCGGTGATCGTTTTCAGGCCGGTCTCCATGCCGGACAGCAGGCCCAGGCTTAGCCCGGTCGCGTCGCGGACCTGCTCCAGTGTCAGGCCCGCTTCGGTTCGTCTTTCGCGCAATGTTTTCATGGTGTCCTTTCCTTGTTTTGGGTTGCAATCTTCAAACTAAACGGATTGTATCACAAATTTCACGCAATGTAAAGATAAATTTCACACGCGTGAAATGCCTGTAAACACAGGGCGAAACGGCGATTATGTATCATTGCCATGCTTGCAGCCCGTCACCGCGCGCGCCCATTTTTTCGCGTCCTCCACATCAGAAAACACGCCCTCAACATATAGGCGCATACGTTGCCAGTGGTACACGGCCCAGCGTCCATCGGCAAGCGGCAACACATTCGCGCGCCCGTCCGGGCCGCTGCAATCGTAGACAGATTCTTTCATCACTTTACCTCCCGCGCGAACTTATCCAGCCGCGCCTGGTATTCCTCCCGCAGCCCCGCGCCGGGCTCCCGCACGTAGCGACGGACGGCCCACCACGGGACGCCGGCAGCGCGGGCTATGGCGCTGATGGACCAGCGCGGCTCGGTGGCGGAGGCGAGGAGGGCGAGCAGGGTGGATTTAGTGTCCATGGTTATATCTCCACTATGTCGAGCCGGTCGGCATCCACAAGCGCCGCCGGCACAAACGCCACGTCATCGCAATACACCCCGCCGGCGTCGGTCACCGCTTTGCCGGCAGCGCAAAACGCAAACGGGCGGTAAGGGCTGTGGTACACGCGCCACACCATCGTATGCGCGCCAGTGTGTTGCTCGGCGAAATGCCGGCAATGCTCAATGTGTTCGATTGATGGTCTCATATCTCTCCTTTTCATCGCCCGCCCAGTCCCGGGAGCGGGCTCGTTGCGCGCCGGGCCGCGTGGATTAAATTAAGAAAATTCAATGTCGCCTTTTATTTTCCAAAGCGCTGAATAGGCTTTGTCAAAATCCCTGTAGTGTTTTGCTTTTTCGCTGCGCATGTTGTACACGACCCACTCTTCAAAGTGCTCTACATATTTCATGTATCCGGTAGTTTTTCCGTTCTTTACTTTCCTGTATTTTCTTGTGGTATCCATTTTCAATCCCTTTCTTCGGTTGCGCTCATTCAAATTCTATAGTTATTGTAGCATAGATTTTATACAAAGTCAAGTCTTTTTTCACTTATTTTTTTCGTGCAAAAAGCCCGTAAACATTGGGCGAAACGCGCGCGGGCAACAAAAAACGCGCGAACTGACAAGTTTTATTTGTTGGTTCGCGCGAAAGTTTGTAATCTGGATTACAGTCGCGGTGCTGGAAAATACGGCGGCGCGGGCTATGGCGCTGATGGTCCAGCGCGGCTCGGTGGTGGAGGACAAGAGGGTTAGTAGGGTTTGTTTGGTGTCCATTAGTTGGCCTCCTGAAATTGTATTTTATTCAACATGTGCGCCGTAAAGTTTCGTGGATAATCTTTGTGTAGCCGATTAAATTCGTCTGGCTCAAATTCCTTGTGCTGCTTGTTTATCCAGGAAATAAACTCATGATTGTCGCCGTGCGCGTGGTCAAAGGGCCGCGCTGTTGCTAAGCAAAACAGCACCCAATATCTTTGATATCCGGCGCTAATCCCGCTTTGATATTTTCTTTTCATCGTCTCTCTCCTTATCTTCTGCCCGCCCTATCCCGGGAGCGGGCACGTTGCGCGCCGGGCCGCGTGGGGTGCTAGGACTGGCAGGCCGCAACGATCACGTCCACGTTGATATCGTGATTGCAGGCTGAATACACAGGATCCCCATCTGTATATGTTTCGGCGGGATCGTCGCAGGCGTCGATTAGGCGCTGTGTGGCCTCCTGCACCTGCTCGGGGGTCAGTCCAGCGAGCGCAAGCCGGTACGCCGTCGCGGCGTCCCAACAGCCGATCTCACACCAGGAGGCCGCCGACTGCACAGAAAAATCGTGCTCGAGCCAGTCCGCCGCGCTGTCGTCTGCGCAATCGCCAGCATACCTAATTCCGTTACTTTGCAGCATTTCCGCCATTTCAGATTTTTCGCTCATGTTCTTTCCCTTTCTGTTTTGCCCCGCGCGGGGCGATGTGTTCCTGGACTTGCGACCAGCCCGGACCCTATGCCCGGGGCGCATTAACGGGGCTGCCGCCCCGCCGCTCTGCTACTCGATAATAGTCCCGCGCCGGATGACATGCCGCCCGGCGGCACGCTCGCGCAACACGTCGCCGATCGCACAATAGCCGGTCTCGGCATCGCCATACGTCCCGTCCAGCATGCCCGTCTCCTCGTCCAGCAGGTCCGCCCAATCCGTCAGGTATTTGGCGACCTCGTCGGCGGGATAACTCTCGATTAGTCCGCACACCCCGCCCTGCTCCAGACATCCGTGGATCGTGTTTGTCGTCTCAATTTTTACGCGCGTCATTTTCATTTTCTTTCCCTTTCTGTTTGCCCCGTGGGGGCGGTTAAATTATTTGCGCGGGTCGTCTGACTCGCCCGCGATGATTGCCTTCGCCAGTCTGCGATATTTCGCGATGCTGCGCGCACGATTGCGCGCGATGTGCGCGCGCGCTTCCGGTCCCGCGAAACGGCTGAGCGGCTTGTCCTGGCGGCTGCAATTGCAGGAGCGGCAGGCGGTGATCAGGTTGCGCGGATCGTTGCTGCCGCCCTTCGAATCGGGGACCAGATGGTCCAGCGTGACATCGGTGGGGGCAGCGTCGTGCAAATCCCTGCAGCAGTACAGGCAAGTAAAACGATCACGCAGGTAGATAGCGAGGCGAAGGTCAGGGCGGATGCACACGCCCTTGTACTTGCCGTTCGACCGTCCGTTGTCTGCCGTCTGATTGTGTTTGCACATTTTGTATTCCCTTTCAAATTCTATAATCAGTATACCATAAATTTTATACAAAGTCAAGTCTTTTTCACTTATTTTTTTTCGTGCAAAAAAGCCTGTAAACATTGGGCGAAACGCGCGCGGGCAACAAAAAACGCGCGAACTGACAAGTTTTATTTGTTGGTTCGCGCGAAAGTTTGTAATCTGGATTACAGGTGCAGTGCCTATTTCGCGGGCGCGCTAAATCGCAGCCCTGTCCGCCTTCGCCTGGGCACGGGTGCATAAGGTTCCGCTTGCGGCACGGCCGGGAATTGCGCGAATACCTCCCAGTGCGCTTTGCCCCAGGCCTCCCATGTCCAATCCGCCGCCGCCATTTTGCCGTTGACTTTGGCGTGATATAGCGGCTTCAGGGTTTCGATCAGCGCGCAATAGTCCCCGGCCGGATACCGCAACAGGCACGGGTGATCCGCGTGCTCGTCCACCAGGCCAATGCCGGCAGGCATCACCGTTGGCTTACACAAGGCCAGCCCTTCCTTGCACGACATGGGGCCGCCTTCGCCCCCGTAGTCAGGCACGGCGGTGGACGCCACCACATCGCAGGCAAGGTATTGTAGGCGTAATTCGGCCTCGGACATGGCCCCGCCAGAGCAGATACACTCCAACCATGGCTCCGCACAGAGGCGTTGCCATAATCCACGGCCCTTCCTTGCCCCATACGATCCGTCCGGCATTTTACACGGATTAAATATGCGGAGGCGTGGATCCAAAAACCAGCCGTCCACGCCGGGCGGGATGTGCGTGATCTTGTGCTCCGGTGTGCCGTGCTCAATAATGTATTGCTTCCACTTTTCGGCCATCACGATTATATGGTCCGCTTCCCGTGTTGCGCGCGCCCAAGTGGCCGGAATCTCGGGGTGCGTGCAAAACACCACGTCATGGCCTTGTGTTTTTTTGCGATATACACGGTACGGATTGTAATAATTGATCACGCCTGCCTGATTCAGCGGGCGCTCCCCGTCCGTGCAAATTGCCCCCTCTGGCGCCGTCTCCTGTATCGCTTTCCACATGCGGCCTAAAATCCAGTTTTTTTGATCGCGGCCTATAACGCAATGTACGCGCAAATGATTCAACGGCTCCCTGTATTTTGTGCACACGTTTCGGATGATCTGCATTTTAGATTCTGGCCTGTTTGCGGCGACCTCACTACACGCGCAATGCCAGCAATAAGCGGATTTAAGCAGGTCCGGTGTGGCCGACATAAACACATTCCAGCGCGGGTCTATCGGACGGACCTCGACGCCGGAAAGCGCAATGTTCGCATTCACGATAGGCATGTTCTTCACAACGCGGCCGCCGCGGACTGTGAACAGTTTTTCTGTGATGTCCCAAGGGGGCAGCCGGAATATTTCCCGCGCCGCGTCACCGTCAAGAATGCAGAGCCCTGGATTCCACCATTCACGCTTTGGCCATTGCGGGACAGGCATTCCCGCCTCAACCAGATATTCCTCCACTTCGCGCCTGTGCGCCTCAAAGGGATGCCCCCGATATGCGCCCTCATCGAGCATGTAATTTCCTTCCGGGTACATCTCGAAAATATCCGGCGCTTTGTTGCGAAACAATAAGTCCGCGTCCGCGCAAACAATCCGCCGCGCTTCCGCCTTACCTGCCTCGAATATCCTATATTTCCCATGCTTGCACCATTCCGGCGTATCGGCGAGCAGACCCAATTCCGCGCCGCAACGGGCAGCAAACGCGCGGATTTTAGGAAAGGTCAACGCCGCCACATCCTTATAGCCCCTCGTGACAGCGACAAGAATCAGTCGATCAGGTACAGCCATGACGTATCCTCGAAAATCTTAACGCCCCTAAACGTAACATCAACGGCCTTGCGCACGCCGTTATTATCCTTATAATCATGCCCACCGATGAACGCGGTGCACTTGCGCCGCCATGCGTGCGTATCAGTCAATACGTCCCGGTATGTGTGCCCCGCGTCGATGTATGCGCCGTCGATACTTTTGTCCAGATAGATTTTTGCGGCCCGTACGGACGGAAGGCGGTGCCAGATTACGTTATTGAGTGGCTTGATGCGCTTCTTGAAAACTTGGAATTGTTCGTCATAGCCCTGCCACGAATCCACACAAATGACCATCTTAAAATACTTTGCGAAGATCACGGCGCTTTCCCCGCACCACGAGCCTACCTCCACAATAGTCCCCCGGTTAATCTCCGGTATCGCCTGTATCCAGTCAATCAGGCCGGATACGTAATGAGTCCCTTCCGGCCGCATCAACTTCATTCCCGTTTCGTCTCGGTAAGTCATAATATTTTTTGTAATCCTTCCGGCCACAAATGCGCATGGCGTTCATACAGTTCATCAAGCCGCCCCGAATCAATCCACTTTTTGCGGAATACTTCCTCGTCGTGCCTCATGTAAGGCTCACGGTCGATTCCTAAATCCCGCATAGTCCCGCCGCTGTCATGTATGATTTTCTCCGGTATGACAACCGTGGACAGGCCGCGCTCCCATAGACGAAAAGACATGTCCGGGTCAAAGCAATATTTTTTGTAGTCATGCGAGTACCGCATTCCCGCAAGGGCGCCCGTATTGATCAGAGAACAACACGAGCCAACACACGGAACATATATCGGCGCGCTGATTTCGCCTCGATACAATGCCGCCGATCCGTTGCGCCGGAACGTTGCGCCGCGCGAACGGATGCGCCCCATTGTGTCAGTGCTTGACGGGCTGATAATACCCACGCCCGGCCCCAGTTGCGCCAACATCGCGGGTAACCAGTCGCCGGACAAAACAACGTCATCATCAATCGTAAGCAGCGGGCCGGGCGAAATATCCAGAGCCCGGTTGATTTCTGTCTGGTGGCTGAATTCAAGGTTGCGCCGATTGTCGTGAATCATCAGGTCGTAGGCCATGCCGCGCGTGGTTGAGCACAGGGACTCATAGCACCGAACGAAACGCGGGCTTTGACTGTCAGGCGTGCAAATCAGGATTGTGAGCCGTCCCTGTTTTTTCGGCTCAAATACAGGATGGTCGTAAATGCTCATGTTCCCCCTCCGACGGGCGGCAATACGCCCATATACACAGGCACCCCTTTTATCGGATGCGGCAATGATTCCGCAAGCGGCTGAAAATATTCCCCATAATATGATAAAAGATAATGCGCGCAATGGGCACGCGTAAGGTAAGGCGTTGTCGTGTCGTTTGCGATGAAATTTTCCGCGTACTCGTCATTAATAAGATCAGCAATGCGCAAGTGCAGCACCACCAACGATGGGTTGCCGGTCGTGGTGTTTTCTAAAAACTTTAGCACCGGCTCCAAAAAATCAGGATAGGCCATAAAAAACTCCTTGTAGCACCAGAGGCGACACACGCCACGATTTTCGATTCCGAGGCGGCGCATGGTGCGGATCACCCAGGGCATGTTGACGTTTTGCGGCAACACCACACTGGACAAATCTATTGTTGCTGGATCGGTCATGGTTTCGTTTCGCACCTCAACAGGTCGTCACAGTTAAACAGCCCGGCCGATATGCACACGTAAATCACCTCCGGGCTGAACGCCGTCTTGTAGATCGGGCGGGGCGATTGGCTCACAATTAGGCCGGCGGCGCGTTGACTGTACACGCGGCCATGGGCGGACACGGTGTACTTGCCGGCACATTCAGCCTGTGCCTCGGCCAGTGTCATTCCCCGCAAATCCGGCCAGTCATAGGGCGGCGTCTGCTTTGGCGTCTCTTCGTCCCATTTCACGGCGACAAGCAATTTAAGGTTGCCCGGATTCTTACGCGGGAATACGCTGTATTTTGGCGGGCTTTGTGCCATGATCGTGCCTGTTGGCCTGTCGGAATCGAGCAGGATTTGATAGGTTGTAGAAATCGGCGTGGCCGGATCGTAATCGTAAAGGGCCTGAATATCCGCCTGTACATCCGCGTCATTGATGTTGCGGCCCACAAATCTCTTACACATGGCCGCGCCCTGCGTAAATCCTGCGGATACAGATACGGAAAGCACGTTTCCACCCCCGACGCGGAAGCGCGGTTGACGGATGCGCCAGTCCGGGTTCTGGCCCGTGATCTGGCCGGGATAACGGTGATTGCACAGCTGGTACGTGAGGTGAGAGTGCCAAACGTCGGTATACACCGGGTCGCCCGTTACAGGGTCTGTGCCCGTTTCCTCTTGCACCCATTCCCCGGAATCAATAGTCCAGTCCGGGAAATTCGCCGCAAGATAAGCCTCTGCTTCCTCTACGGTCATACCGACAACTTTGGGTATCACGGTCGTTTCCGTGTCGCCCTCATAAGCGGACACGGTGTACTTGATCGTATTCGGGCCGATTGACGGCGCATTCGGGTTGCCCGTATAAGCGAGCATCCCCTGGACCGGAACCTGATTGATCACGCGGAACGTGCTGTTTGCTTCGTAGTGTTCCTGGTATTCCGTGCTGTCATCGAGCGCGGCGGACACATCGAGGCCCACCTTATCGGCAACGTCTTCCATGGCCGTAAAATCGTCGGTAATGTGCATGCCCCGAAGGTCTGGCACATACGGGCAATTTAATTGTGCAGGGACCGGCCAGTGCGAGGTAATATGTATCCGCGACAACACGCCCCCGCAGCGCATCACGCAGTAACGGTTTACCAGTTTGTGTGCCACTGGTTCGGGCGCTTCGATGTCCAAGGCCCAATCATGCAGGTTCTCCTGGCCGCTCCACGCTTCACCCCACCAGTCCGTGTAGACTGTTTGTTCCCGTTCATCCACGCGACAAAGATTATAGGCCGGCAATGTGTCGTGCGGCATTTCCACCTCTTGCCGGAATTCATGCCTAAGATCATTCGGATCATCCACGACAAACGAACCGAGTTTAATTTGCATGCCGCCCTGGTGGTACAGTTGCGTCGGATTGAACTGATAGGACACCGAGCCGCCACCCATAATGGTGGGCAGATATACGGTGATTTCGACATACCCGCATTCATCGTCGTCCGGGAAGATGTCGGGGATCGCATTGTAACTTTCGCCTGCGGGCGGGCTTTGTAATGACCATTCGGAGGCCACATTAAAGGACTCGATGGCCTGAATTAATAACCACACATCAAAAACTACCGGCTCGTTTTCCCAGTCCCAATTCTGGCCGCACTGCAAGATACCGTTGGTTATGATTATGGTGCGCCGCTGCGTTTTGACATAACTCGCTGGAGCCAGAGGCCCTTTCATGAGCGTCTGCATATCATCCCAAGTCCAGCCGACAGGAACTTCAACCCCGAATTTTGGCACATCGGCAAATTGCACCTGGCTGGCCGTTCCATAGGTCGGACTGTCGTAGTCCGGTTCGAATTCGTCCTCAAGGCTACTCACGTCTTCCCAGTCGGCAAACATAGCCTTCTCGTAGCGGTACAGGTTACAGGTCCAGGATTCCCGCTCAAGGTGATAGCGCGGGATATGCTGGTCAACCATGGCCCACACGCCGCCGGCAACGCTTTGCACCCATAGGGCCATCCATCGAAAAATTCCAAGAGGCCCAATTTCAATCGGTACGGGCGCGGTCGCTTCCAGTTCAGGATCGGCATGGTATTCAACGCCCGCGCTCCAGGGAATATCGTAATCTTCCGTGGTGTGCGTTTCCCCGTCGATGGTGGCCGGAAGCGAATCATCCGTATCTAAAATCAGCTCCGTAAAAAACGTGTTCCACGGCGGGATGCCGGTGAATAACACGCGCATATTGTGGAGTGCGTGGCGGCAATCGGAAAGGATGTCCTGCCACTTCTCCCGGTCCTTGCAATCCTCCGAAGTCCAGTTCAAAATATTGCTGTCGCCGGGAGTCCAGGCCCTCACCTTGCCCGTGGTGACGTAGTAGTAATAATCCAGCCAGCGGTAGACCATAAGTCCGCGTTCCGGCCATTTCCGAGAAGTGAGCGTGAATCCGCCTAGCAGGAATTGCACGTTCTTGACCAGGTCTTCGATAAATATGGCCCCGTGCTTGATTATTTCGTGCTTACCGCAATGTGTCGGTTGCGGGTCAACAGGCACTGTCGGAAATGGGTAGGTGTCCACCACGTCGTAATGCCGGAAGAGGGCCCCAGGGCGAAATGTGAACGGCAGGCCCGCGATCTGATTCACTTCCGCCGTCATATTTTTGCTGGTCACGGCCCGCCACAGTTGCGCCAGGTTATGGCATTCAAAAAGCGGCACGCCCTCAATGGGATACCAGGTCTCATCCCAATAGTCACAAATGAATTCAAAGTTGGATGGGGCGACAGGACACACGAACGGCGCCCATCCGGCCAGATGCCGGACGTAAACAGGCAATGCCCATTTTAGCGCGCCTCCTATTAAGTACACCGTCTCGAATTTGTACCCGTAAATAACACCCGCCTCGACTCCCGTATCCTCACACGTTTCGTCCGTGCCCTCATATACCATTGATACAGGCGGCAAACTTCCGATCCGCGGTTCCGGGAATTGCCCCTCCTGTTTTGTAATATACACCTCAAGGAATCCGGCCATGCCGGGATTGGTCCAGGTCAACACGCTCTTCGATGGATCATCCAAGTCCGGCTGAATAGAAATATCGGAGACACTTTCAAGGTGAATGCCTTGCCCCGTGGTAATGTGGTATAGGAGCCGCTCAAGGTCAAGGCGGCCGCCATACGCGGATGTCATGAAATAATCTTCAGCGGGCCGGATGCAGCCTGCCAGAAGACGCCGCACCCATGAGTTAGGCAGATGTCCGTTTGCCGGATCGTAGTAGGTGCGAGCAAGCGCAATGGCCCCCGTGACGTGCGGGGCCGCCATGGATGTGCCTGCAAGTTTTGCGTATTCCCCGTCCGGCATGGTGGACAGAATGTTTTGTTCATCCGTGGATCCGTAAGCGTTGCCGCCGGGCGCGAATATATGAGTTGACGCAATGCCGTAGTCGGTAAAAAAACTCATCTCATTCGCGTGTGTGTTGCTGTTGACCACAATATTGTTTTCGGTCTTGATGTCGGACGGCTTCATAGTCCAAATGTCATTTGGCAGCCCATAATTGCCGGAAGCGCAAACACATGTCACGTCATTGTCAGCGGCATATTCCCAGGCTTCGACAAGATGCAACGGCGAGTTCCCGCCACCGCCCCATGAGTGATTGATTACTTTCGCGCCGTTGTCAACCGCCCATTCCACGGCATCGGCCGCGTCCACCGTGTCAAGCGTCCAGTTGACATTGCCCCATGAGTCGTAGTACCAGTAAAAAACCTGTATCGGCATAATCTTGCAGGTCCAACACACACCCGCAATGCCCGCCGCGTTGTTGCCCACCGCGCCGATAATGCCGGCCACATGGGTACCGTGGTACATGGCGCCGTCCGGGCCTACAGGCGGGGCCCCGTCGTTGCTTTCGCCCGAAGGTGTGAACGAATGCCCGATATGCCCGTAGCCGTCATCCCACATATTCGCGGCAAGGTCCGGGTGTGTGTAGTCAACGCCCGTATCCACCACGGCGACAACGATTGTACCCCCGGTGTCATAGTCCCAGCCTGTAGGCCCGTAAGCGTGGCCGGTGACAGGACTGCCGCCCACCGTTGCGGACGGATTCAGCGCCCATTGTTCGGACCAGCGCGTGTCATTTGGGACCGTGGAAAACAGGCCGCAGCGTACCGACTTTTCAACAAGGATGATTTCCCCACGCTTGCGGAGTTTATCCGCTTTCTGTTCGGTGATGTCGCGCAGTTCAAACTTATGGCCGCGCCCGCGCTTTTGTTTCCCCTGGGCGACATGGCATTTCCGCGTCGCCTTGTGGCCGTGCTCCTTCAATATCTTTGCGGCGTCTTTGTCCTTGACGCCGTCACGGAAGCGGATTACCCAGCGATCTGGTAATTCATCGTGCCTCATGTGCCCCCGCCCATCGTGATAGGAACGCCCACTTCAGCGGTATACTTGTGCTTGCAATACCACCGTTTTTGCGGGTACACGCATTCCCAGAATTGATCGTCGCCCGTGCCCGCTTCACCGAACAAAAGCACACCCGTATCTTCGCCGCACCAAAAAACTAATTTCTTTCCGCTCTCCGGGTAGTCCGGCAGTTCAAGAACATAACTCCATGTTTCGCCGCCACTGGCAGGCAAAGCGATGGGGGGCGGGCCGATAGCAGATATGACAAGGTTGTCGCCCACCTTGTTTATGGCGATGCCCGAACCTGGTACAAGTTTCCTCGTCACGTATTCGCGGATCATCTGTGCTTCACGCTCGTTCATTATGTCCCTACCGGAAATTCTGCGTCTATCATGTCTTGGAAAGATATGCCGCTCCATTGCGGCCACAACAGGTTGAAATCGTATTCCTCGTTCACCTCCACCAGCCGCGTGCCGGGATAGGTACAGCCCTCCTGCAGGCTGTCCACAGTACCCAAGCCAACCGGCGGGCGGCCCGTTTCCGGGTCGATTACCTCAACCAGTTTGTCCCATGTGGACCAGGTGCAAATCACCTCGAACTCGAAAAGGTAGTAGTGCTTGTATAGGTCCGCTCCGGTGCGTCCCGTGGGCGTGTATAGGCCACGAAACACCACGTTGTTGATCTTTGCCGACCGCGCCGCAAAGCCAAACCACTCCGAGGAATTAACGAAATTGATCAACGCAAGACCCGCAAGGGGATAGGTCATGTACCGAATCAGCGGCAGGCGCAACGTGACAAACGACGTGTCGGCCGAAAAGTTGCCCATGCAGGTAAGCAGTTCATCCGGCCTGCGCGGGTGATCGGCGGGGTATTTGTACTGCAGGATGATCGGCGTGCCGTTGATGTCTTGCGATGTTTGTATCATGCCGCCCGTGGCCATGCCGTTAAGATAGCCCTCAAAGGACGGATCATTCATCGCCTGCGCATATTCCACAAGTCGAACCGTCACCTCCCACAGCACACCGACATTCATAGTGTCAATGGATTGCGCGGTAAACTGGATCGGGATGGAGTTCAGTTTCCAGTGATCTGACGCACTATACGTGCCCAGGCTTTGGTACTGCCAGAGCCAACGGTAAAAATAATCCTTCGCAATCACGCACGCCCTGGCCGCCTGTTGACACACAATGCGGACAAAATACGTCCCGTCCGTGACCTTGTTCGGGCCTACAATTGAGAAGGTGTTTTTGTCCTTGCCGATGCCGAGGATTTGTTCACCGTCCTCAAGGTCTACTTCGTCGTACCACGCCATAAGTCCCCCTTATAATCTTGCCATTTCCATTACGCCGCCGCCGCCCCCAAGCAGGAAGTTCAGCTGTTCCTGCAGTTGCACCAGCCGCCCTTGCAGTTCCACGCTGCGGAATTGCGCCTCACGGATGGATTGCAGTTCCCGCTCTTGCGGAGATTGCGAAGACGGCCGCTCAATGCCGCCCATGGCGCGATTCAATGCGGAGGCCACAATGCCCCCGCTGCCGCCCGTCGCCTCGCGCCCTTCACCGACTTGCATCTGCCGGTCATACCGCGCCCATTCGTAATCAGCAACCATGTTTTGCGCGTCCCGCATTTCGCCCCAGGTGGCGCCGATGTCCTGCATGAGGCCGTCGATCTTGCTCGCAAATTCCTCTTTAGTTTTCTTTACGCGCTCGATGATGGTTTCAACTAATTGCTTCACCGCATCCGTAATACCTGCCGCCTTACGTGCGCCCTCTTTGGCCGCCTCGAAAGCGGATCGGAACAGTTCTTGTGCCGCCTCTTGTTCTTTTTCGAGGTCCGGCCGTTCAACGGTTTTCATGACCTCGGACAAATAGAACGATTCTTCCGGCTTCAGGGCTTCGTCGTATTGCCGCATTTTCAACCGGAACCGGGCCTGCATATCGCCGTCCAGTTCACGGTATGCCTCTTGCATTTCTTGGGCGAAGCCTTGCATTACGAGAGGGTCGTCTGTTTTGAGAACTTCCTTAAACTGCTCGGTAAAATCGGAGAACAGGGCCAGTTCAGGGCGGTAGTTTATTTTTATGCCCTTGATTTCGGCTGTTGCCCCGTCAATAAATTCTGTCGCAGCCTCGCCCAATTCGCCGATAGCGTCGCTCGTTTCGCGCTCAAGGCGCTTCCACATCTCTATAACTTTTTGTGCACCCTTCTCCTGTGCCATGGCATCCTGCGCTTTTTGCAAGTTGTCCGAGAAGTCCCGCCAAAATGCAATCGGGCGTAAGAGATACGAGCGACCTTCTTGATCGCTTGTCATTTGCCCATACCATTCGCCGATTTGACGCCCCTTGTTTAATGGGTTTCTGGCCATGTCAATTACTTCGGCTACAACAGTCGCAAGCGTCCTGAGGTTCAGGGTTAACGCGTCAAACAGCCTTGATCCAAGCAGGGTTTTTAAGGATTTTGTGATCTCAACGAAACCTTCCTTGAGACCATTAAACATTTTCTGTACTTCTTCGGCCTGCAGCGATTCGCTCAGTTTCTGTACACCGTACAGCGCGGCCGCAGCAGCCGCAAGAGGCTTAGCAAGTGCAAGCACAGGCGCAAGAGCCGCGCTTAGTTGCCTCATGTTGGCGCGGAAAAACGCCGGGAACGCGGCCATGCTTTCCTTGAACCGTCCAAAGGTTTGCATGAGCCCCGCCATAACGCCGCCAGCGGCCCCGGACAGCGCCGGAGAGCCCGCAGCCGTAACAACAGACGTGCGCATGGCAAGCGCGGTTGTAGGGCCTTCCAGCAGCGGCACACCGCCCCCAAGCGCACGGCGCGGGTCAAGCCGCCAGAATGCCGCCATGCGTTCCGACATGGACGGGAATGGAGCGGCCCCCGGCATAATTTCCGGGGTGATCCATTGTGTAGGCCTGCCGACGCGCTCCACCATGCCGCGAGCGGAAGCATACTGTGCGGCCTGCGTAACGCCCTGGGCTATGGCCTCCTTAAGTTGCGCCGCTCCACCCATTGCGCTGGCGCCTACAGCCGCACCCGCGCCCATCGCAGCGCCACCGCCGAATTGCGAAAGCCAACCCCAAGCGCCTTTCCCGGCTGCGCCTGCCGCCATAAGTCCGCCTGCACCCATGGACAACGACATCACCTTCGCCAATGCCGGGTAGGCCTGCATAAATTCCTTGAGCCGTCCGAGCACCTTTGTCAGCATCTCATAATAGGGCTGCAGGAATTCCGAGATGTGCTTTCCGATCTCGACGCCCACATTGCCGATCTCCTTCTTGAGCGCATTCTGTGCCTCCCTGAACATAAACGCGCTTCGGACCGCATTTCCCTCCACAAAGGACAATCGCTCCTTCGACAGTGCGAGTATAGCAATCGCTTTCCCGAGTTGCGTGGCTTCGCCTTTCTGGTCAGCGTAGCCCATCGACAGGGCCTTTTCTTTCAGCATGCCGTCCGTCACAGCAAGGCCCATTCTCCGCAAAGACAACGTGCGGCCATACAATGCAGACTGAAACGCGAATACGCCCTCATCAAGCGGGCGGTTCCAGAACGCGGCAAGGTCTACGGACATCTGGGAGAATTCGCGGGAGAATTCCAGCGCATCTTTTCTCGCCATGCCCATACCCATAAGCATCGTTTGAAATTCGCCCATCATACCCATGATTTCAGTTTTCGAGCGGCGGGAGGATTCAGACAGCGAATCGGCGAATTCCATAGACTGCTTTTTGTAATCGCCGAAAACGATCGCGAAGGTATCCAGCGCGTCCTGATATTGGACAAACTTATCTATCCCAGCCTTGACCGTCTTCAGCATCGCCGCTCCGGCCGCCGCCATGGCGGCAGACACGGCAAGCGCGTGGCCTTCTATCGCCTGAAATGTTCCGGCGGCCTTCTGTTCGTCCTGCGACAAAGACGCTATACCCTTGTCCCAATGGCCCTTTTCAAGGACAACATCCGCGCCGATCGTTCCGAGATTAAAGTCCATGGTTGAATTTTATCCTTCCCTTGCCGCCCTGCATGCCGCGCAGGAGGGCCATTTTCTGCAAGTATTCTTCTTTGGTTTGATGGTCCGGGTCTTTTTTAGGCTCCGCATCTTCGCCCAGCAAAACGTTCTGTTTTATGGCCTTGTCCATTATCTTTTCCCGTCCGTCCGCATCCGCCCATGGCAGGCTGCTCAATAGCCCCTGTATGCCAGGCTCGTTCACAAGCACCTTCACCGCCAGCTCGTGCCATTCAATTATGTCCCGCCAATCGCCCGCGAGCATTTCCGAATACGACATCAGCCCCGGGAACGCCCGTGCGATATTCGCAAAAATCAGGCGGGCGTCTTTCCGGCGTTTTTTTCCTTCTCCTCTTTGGCATCCTTGAATTTGTCGGCCATAGGTCCAAAGAATTCCTTAAACATCCACATGGCCAGCATCTGCAATTCAAGCGGGTTATGCGGGGAGGTGGCTGCGTATTCCTCGTCGCCCATGATCGCAATGGCGAAAGCCGAAAGCGTTTCCTCGTTGGGTGCGCCGTCCGCGATCTTTTGCAGCGTGTCATAAATCGCGAAGGTAAGCGTCTTGACCTCATATCGCTTTCCCTTGATCCACACGCCGAACGGTTCAAACAGGCTGGCCATTTTCTTTTCGGGCTTGTACTCGAGCATATATTCCTCTCTGGTTTGGGTTGTGGCGGGGGCATCACGCGACACCCCCGCCGGTTGATTTCGGTTTAGGTGCCGGGCGGCGTATAGGACACCGCGCCGAACACCAGCATCGTGAAGTCGAATTTAAGCGGATCGTACGGCAAGACAACGAAGTCCACCGTCCAAATGCGCTGTTGCGACAGTGAGAAACTCACATTGAAGTTGGGCTTCATGATCACCTTCGGCGCGTAAATCGCCAGGGTGTCATCGCTGCTCACTTCGCCCTCGATGATCGGCCGCATGATCAAGTCCACGGCGTCATCTTCAGCATTCGCGCCGATCGGGATGCGGACAGACTTCGTCGCCTCGTCCACAGACGGGAACAAGGCAAGTACATCATCCATATCCAATTCGGTGAAGTTGGCCGTAATCGTGGCGCTGCCCCCGACGTAATACTGCGCGCGGGGGAAATTGCCGGTGATGTCGGCCATGCTGTTGAGCGTTTCAAACGTGAAGTTCAAGGTGCTGCCGCCTTGAGTCGGGGGCATGTCTTCGCCGTCAAGAACGAAGTGCATTGGGCCGACGTTAAGCGGGATTGCCATAGATTCAGGTTCCTTCTACCGCCAGAATTCTCTGGCAGAGGTAACTGAGGCTCGCAACAAACGCGTGCCTCCCTTTGGAATCCTGCATCAGGTATACGGGGGCCGTCACGGCGAGATTTCCACAGTGGTAGACGTAATCCGTGTCGCTCGCGTCCGTGATTTGTGCCCCCCAGACGTTCCGAATCTGCTCTGTTAATAGTTTTGCGTACCTCGCGGTGGTGAAATACGAATCACCGAGGAATTGAAGTCTGAAAATGTGCGTGCTTACCGATTGGCTCGGGTTGGCCTCGTACTGGCCGTCAACCTGTCGTAAGATCGTGATGATCGGCTGGTTATGCACCGCCGTGATGTCCGGGGCAAAGCCCACAAAGAAATTCGTCCCGCGCGAAAGGGCAGGGGAGACGGTGCACTTATCGAGGATATATCCGGCCAGCGAATTAATCACGGAGCACCCCTTTCAGCGCGTCCATCACGCGGCGCATGTATTCCGCGTGTAGGCTTTTGTCGGTCAGTTTCCGTTGAAAGAAAAATGGACCACTTCCCGGCCGTGTCCAGTTGATCGGCCCCGGCAAATGTGGAAAGCCCTCATGCACCACGCCCGCATACGGCGCGCTTTCGCCACCATACGTGATCTGTGCATGGTTCGGCGCGGGATAGTTGATCTGTTTTGATGCTATCAAGGCCCCGGTATCGACAGGCGTGGTAGGCTCCACATTGTCGGTGTTGTCAACGATCTTTTCCGCAAGTGCTTTTGTGGCCTCTGGCAGCCGTTGCGCCATGCGTTTGCCCAATTCGTTCAGGCGTATGGAAATCTGGACGAATTTCATACCAACCACACCTCGTAATGTTGCGCGGCAAAGTCCTTGTGCTCGAGTACCTCTTTCGGGATAAGTTTGTCCAGTGCGGCGGTAACGATGTAATCCGTGACCGGGTCGATTTCCGTATCGCAGAGCATGACATGGCTGCAGGTGACCTGTAGGCCGCTGCCGTCCGTGATGCGGTGCGTTTTGCGGTCAAGGCGGCATAAGAGCGTATACGGCGTATACTCGGGCTCGTTCTCATCATTCAATCTGGATTGACGGTATAGCGTCACGTATTCGTCGTAATAGACCGAAGCAACAGACGATGCAGGCAAGTTTGCCGGTTGAAGAGGCGGCGGAGGAAATATCTCGGGCTCTGCGAACGCCACCTGCGTCACAGTAATCTCAATAAACTCAGGGTCTGTGTATACACCCGTCACCGTGATTATTGCATCCCGTGCGTCGCCTGTATTGGCTGTGCAGGCGACCGTTATTGTTGTGTTACCGCTGCCAGTTGCAGGGCTGACAACGGCCCATGCGGAATCAGATGCGACCGCCCATTCTGCGGTAGTGATAATGTTGAATGTAATCGAGTTCGCCTCTCCGCCAGTAACAAAATCAACTGGTGACACGGTCATTCTGGCAGGCTCAGAGAGCAGGTATGGATACCCGTCGTTTATTTCGGCGTCGATGCCCCAAACCTCATCAAAGTCCCAACCAACAAACGTCGTTTGTGACTTCATTTCCGCTGTGGTTTTCGGATCGCCCTTGCCCGTGTCCGACTGGCCGGAGGTTTCGCTGTCGTAGTAAGAGGAGGTGACCGTTCCGCTGTTGACACCGACCAGCCCGCCAACGGTGATGGCCCCCGTCACCGCGCCCGTCGCGTAGCAGTTTGTCACTGTGCCAGCGTTATGCCCGACCAGACCGCCAACTTCGGGGTCGCTGCCCGTCACCGCGCCCGTCGCGTAGCAGTTTGTCACTGTGCCGAAGTTCCACCCCACCAAACCGCCAACGGCGTATGTTCCCGTCACCGCGCCCGTCGCGTAGCAGTTTGTGATCGTGCTGACGTTGCCCCCGACCAGACCGCCAACTTCACCTTCTCCCGTCACCGCGCCCGTCGCGTAGCAGTTCGTGATCGTTCCAGAGTTGTACCCGACCAGCCCTACATAATTGGCGCTTGGCCTGTTAATATACAAATCCGTCACACCAAATCCCTGCCCGTCAAGTGTGCCTGTGAACGGCGATTCGGGCGACCCTATCGGCTCAAACCCAGCGCCGCCGTTCCACGTTGCCGTGGCCGAGGCGTCGATATCATTCGCCAGTTCGTAATCGCCGTCAAGCGGGTACGCCGGATCGTTGCCGATAAGTTGCAGTTGTTCAATCGTTGTGATTTGCATGGGGCACCCCGTCAAGGCCAAAAGACAGGCCGCAATTACCAATAAACGCCACATATGAAGTCTCCTTGTTCATTCGTCGTACATTTCCCGTTCTCGTTGCACGAGGGCACACGTTGTGCCCGCTGCGTATTCCTGCAAGAGCGCGGCCGCTTCGGGACAGATGCCCGCGTCCGCTTCGCTGTAAGTTTCCTTGACAATCCCCGCCGAAATGACGCCCTGGGCGCGCAAGCTGGCCCGCTTCAACATTGCCGTGCCGCCATTGTACAAAAATAGGGCTTGTGCATACGTGGCATCCTGAACGCTTGCAGCGGGTGCCCCGTCAACGTCGAATTTCGCGGCCAGTTGGACGTAAGCCGTGGTAAGCACGCGCGTGCGCAATGCAGTAGCCCCGGCATCCGTCAAGGTGGTGGAGGGAGTCGGATAGCAGGCCCCCAGATAGGAAAGGAATCCGGCATCCGTTATTGTTGCGGGCAAGGTCGCCATGTCTCTGTTCCCCTAAAGGTTTCAGGTGTGGGGGTGAGGCCCAATGCCCCACCCCCGTCATACATCAAGGTTACGCAGTTGCGCAGCGAGCGATAACCGCCTCGGACAGGATAGCCGCGCCGAAACGCGACCACGCCACAGCGGTTTCCGCATAGGCCAGCACCTCGCGGGAGAACTCGATCTCATAGTCCGAGCGCATGCCCGAACGCCCGGCGGCCTGGTACGGCGCCACGTAGAATACGTTGGACGCGGCCAGGTTTTCGGTAGTCACGAGCTGCACGTTGAAGTCCACGAGCCGGTTGCCGTAGGTGTCGATACCGAGCGCCCGTTTCAGCCGGTTCGCCAGCGCCAGCGGGGCAAGCACGACATAAGGCGTGTCCTTGCCGATGCCCGCCCACTTGTTGGCGTTGTCGATGATCTGCAGGATCGCGGCATTGATCGTGTTGGCGTCACGGCTTGCAACGTAGTTGTAGTCCGTGTTCGCCAGCGCGGCGGGCGTCGGGGCCTGCCACGCGACGTTGTAGGTCGCGGCGGTCGCGTCTACCAGCGCATAATGCGCCGAGGCGAGCGCCGTGTAGTACGCGTTCCGCAGTTCGAGGAACGTGTCGTCCAGGTCCCACCAGCGGCCGTCCTTAATCAGGGTCCGGTGATAGTTGATCGCGCCGCCGTACAACACAAACGGCACGCGAATGCTATCACCCTGGGCTTGATAGACTTTCGCCTTCTGGCCTGTGGGCACCTCTGCCAGCACCACGCCGGAGCCTTTCGCCATCACATCAAACCCGGCCTCACCTGCGGCGCCATCGCCAACGGTGAAGTCAAGCGGCTTGAAAATGGCCGTCCAGCCCATGTCCGCCGGAACGTCACGGCGTAGCACTTCCAGAAACGGATACGCATCCGTCGGGAAATCGCCGCGCGTGGTGAACTGTTCCAGCGCCAGTTTGTCGCGTTTCTTGCGAGGCAGGGCCATGAACTTATTCACAGCGTCGGTGATGAGCGCCGAACCTTCCGGCGTGCGGAAGTCGGCCTTATCCCACTTGCAGACGTTGAAATTATTCATCAGGTGCCCTCCTCCCCATCGTCCATCGTGAAGCCAAAAAGGTCGACCTCGACCTCCGTACTGGCCGTCGTGGCCGCTTCTCGTGCGATTGCGCAGGTGACGTCGCCCTCCCCGAAATTCACGAGTTTGCCGTCAAGGAACGACAGGAGCGTCCCCGCGACGACATTCTCGGATAAATCACAGGGCAGGACAATAGCCTCAGCCTTGTAGATGATGGTTCCGCTTTCTCCGGCTGCGATCGCCTCGGGCGCAACACCGACAATAACCGCCCCCGCAGAGGGTCGGACAAAGTCGCCGGCATCACAACCGGCCGTACATATGACCGTCATTGCGGACCACACATCACTGCGCAACTTGACGAGGTTTGTGTTTAACGTCAAGTCATTGATCATTTATTTTTGATCTCCTTTGCTTTCGGGGCGGCCTCTTCTTGGGGCGCGTCCCCTTGTGGTTTCGACGGCGTGACCATCACACCGCCGTTATCACGCTGGGGCGCGGGCTTGTGTCCCAGTAAAATGCTATCGCCGCGTTTGCCCGAAATGCGGTAAGTGGAGTGATTCGAAACGTCTACCATGACGTGGATTCCCTATATGATGTTGTGGGCTGGAACGAGGGGGTTATCATCAACCACCCTGTCCGGCCCGGGTTTGGGTGCAGGCTGTCGATCCTTGCGGTCCACCGGCTTCGGCTTTTCCTCCGGAGGCGGTGCCAGCACCGTTTTCAGTTCTTCGATTTCGGCCAGGACCGCCGCCTGTTGCGCCTTGATCGCCTCACGCACCCTGTCCGGGTCCGTGATGCCTTCCAGCGCTTTCGGCAGGGCCGCCTGTAGTTTCTTTTCCACGATGCCGCGCATCTTGGCATCTTCCACCTCAGCAAGGCTCGTGGTGATCATGCCCGCAGCCGTCGCATCAATGAGCCGCCGCTGATAGTCTTCGATCTGCTTTTGCAGGTCCGACTTTTCATCGGCGCGTTCTTTCTCTATGTCGGCCAGTTTGGTCTCCAGCCGCCGGGCGTGCTCGTGTTTCGTTTGCAGCCGCTGGTTGATTTCCTTGTCCACCTCCGCGTCCCGGCAGATTTCCACCACGGAGAAAATGTCGGACGGACGCGCCGCGTTTTCGCTCAACCAGTTCTTGACCTGTTCAAGGGTCAAATCCATTTTGTGATCCTTTTTGTCTGCGAAATAAGAAAAGGCGGCCAGCAACCGGGCATTCGGAAACCCGGGCTCTTCCAGGGCGCTTGTCGAAAGCGCAACCGCCGAAACCTCTTCTACACTCACAATCTCCGGGTTGCCGTATTGGTCCCGATCAATAACCAGATTCGATTCAACGGACGCAATGTCCAGCGTCAAATCCTTGTATTCCGGGTAAATCAGGAATACAGCCAGGGTGTACATATCGCCGTTGGCATCTTCTTTGAGTTGTTTGCCCACCACTTCGCCGATCGGCAGCCGGTCCACATTGTTGCCGCCCGTGTGACGGAAAAAGGCCGGGAGGCCCGTCTGAATAGCGCGGTATAATTCGCGGATGGTCCGCTTGAGGTACGACAGAATCACCGTGCGGCTGTCGTCCACCAGTTTGCCCTCGGCGGTGCCCTCGTGTGCAATGACGAAACAGCGAAGGTCCGGGTGCTCGTATTCGGCCTTCAAAGCAGTCATTTTCTTTTCGCCCACAATCGCGGCAACTTCCTCTTTCGAGATTTCGCCAGGGCGAAGGTAAAGCAGGTCTATGGAAGTCTTCATGCAGCGGCCTCCTGTTCAGCCCTCAGTGTGGCTTCATCGGCATACACTTCGTCGCAGCGGCAATGCGGATGAAATGGCGGATTCAATTCGCCGCTGGGGTATTCGCTGTCGATCGGTATCCAGCCCACCGCCGCGTTCTCGATGCAGACGGGACACACAAGCGCATCATTGGCATGGATGGACCGTTTTGCCACAAATCCAAGATCGGCAGCTGTCGCATAGGCCCCCGCCTTGTTGACGTGGAATACCTCTTCGTCCAATATCTTGCCGATGCGCTCACCCCGGTATTTCTCGTTGGCTTTCAAAAGTTGCTCCCGGTGTTTTCCGATCGTTCCCTCCGCCTTTGACCTGTAGTATCGCTCCAGTTCGGCGATCTTCTTCGCCTGTGATTTATCCAGACCACCATACGGCTCCATGAGGTCAAACACGATTTCGCCAAGTCGTTTGCCGTCATCCATGAGCGGGATTTCGATGTGCTCCAGGATAACGCCCACCTGATTGCGCACGGCGCCCGCCACGACTACAGCCGCGCGTTGTGAAGCCTTGTCGCGGGCCGCCTTGGCAAATTCACTCTCGGGGTCCAGGTCTTCGCCGATGTAGGCCTTGATGATTTCCTTGTACAGGTCCTCTTCCATATGGCGCATAAGGTCGCCCACGGCCTTGCCGTCGAGGATCTCTTGCACGGCCTTTTCCATAAATTTACGGCGCTTGGGGGTCATGCCTGCAATACCTCCCGTGTCAGGTTATCGCCCAGGTACTTGATTACCGCGTCGCCAATGCCGTCTATCAGGCCTTCCACGGCAGGGCGAAGGTCCGCGCCGGCAGTTCCCTCGCCGCGCGTCTGCGTCTTCATGCTCAACGCTTCGGCGGCAATGGACCTGATTTCCTTATCCACGTCTTTGACATGGCACACCGTCGAAAGTAGGGTCCGAAGCGACAAGGCCCCCTCCCGGTATAATTGCAGTAGATGATCGGCTACCTCGGTGTATTGCTGCTGGATAATCCACGGGGCCGGGATGGTCGCCGCTATGGCCTGCGGGTCCAGGTTGCCGCCTGTTTCGTCGTTGCGCTGGTTGATCACGGCGTAAATGATTTCATTGAACAACGTCTCCATTCTCGCCCGTTCACCCCGCACATTCACGTCCAGGGCCTCTAGGATCGCCCAGGCGGTGCTGCGATTAGTGAGCGCCTCCGTGTATCCCAAGAAAAATATAGGCACGCCTGTAGACCCACTTATGCGCTGCGTTGTGGCCTTGATTTCGTCAAGCAGTACGGCCGTTCCGCCGGTGTCCACGCCCACAATGGAAAATTCAGCATTCGTGCAGAGCATGGTGCCGATTTTCCATTCCGCGTCCTGCAGGGCTTTCTGAAGCGGGGCAACGTCGTTTTTCGTCGACACCTTGAATACCGGCGTCGGGTGGGCAAAAAGGTGATTGCTTTCGCGAAGGTCATTCCGCGCGCAATGCGCCGCCTCGATATCCTCCAAGCAGCACGCCGCGCGGGGGAGTGCGCCGTTCAGGTCGTGATACCGGCCGCTCCCGAAAGTCTTATACACAAATTCGCCCGGCTTGAGATTCACGGTCTTGCCGTTGTCGCCCTGATATTCGATATGGTCAATCAAGGACTTATCCGTGTCCTTCATTTTGACGCTGTAGCGGTATTGGGCCCAAGGCAAGTGTCGCAGATTGTAGGCGCCATCCGGCACCTCGTTGGTATCGCTTTCGGCCCGCTCAATCAGGAATAACAGGCGGCCTTCAAGTTCGGCCTCGATCGCGTAGGAGTACAGCATTTCCCGGTCAAGGTTGTTCCACTTGATTGTTTCCTGGACAATGCGCATTTCCTCTGATACTTCGCCCGTATCGTTTGTGGCCTTTTGCCGCGCGTCATCCACTTCCTTGACCGACAGACCTGCACCGGCAATAAATGCCGCACGGGCTTCCACCACGGTCTGTACGAGATTCATGCCCTTGTAATCGGCCCCGCTATACTTGTTTCCAAGCGTGACCAGTTTCGAGGCAACACTTTTCCCCAAAGAAAACGGCTTCCACCCGCTGGGCCTTGTGGCGTCCAGAAAGTATTGCGTATTAAGTTTTTTGCGTACCGCCATATATTTTCCCCCTATGCGGGCCTGTAGTCATACGATGCAACCGCTACCTCGGCGGACTGGCCTTTGTCCTTGAATGCGCGGAATATCACGCCCCGGGCCGCGTCAATCAAGTGATCAGCGTACTTCACCGGCTCGTCCAAAAGTATATCATCTTTGCCCCGCTTCCAGCGATACTCCTGCAATTCCTTGATCAGGTTCGTGCTTTCCTCGTGGACAAACAGCCGCCCGGATTGCATCAGGCTGATCCCCTGCCGGACGCTGTGCGGGGCCTTGTCCTGGGGTGTGCACCAATAATCCGCGTCGTTGATTTCCTGTATCCGGTCCGGCTCCGCGCTGTCCGCGATGATCTCAATGGCCGAATTAACCTCTTCCCGCTTTAGGGCCTCAATCAGGTCCGTGTTGGTCAGCCCGCGCTTGTACAGCACCTCGGACAGGTAATAGTCCGCGCCGTCCTTGATGCCCACTTCCACGCATGCAGACGGGTTGTTGTACCCGAAGTCAAGGCCGTAATAGTGTTCATCGCAATCTTTCCAGCGAGGCCATTTATCCGCCGGCAGGATGACCATATTACTGAAAATAAGATCTTCCGTGTTTACCGCCCATTCGCCCTTGCGGTAGATCGCGTATAGCGTCGGATTACTTTCCGCGAGCCGCTCTATGCTGTCGGTGTAGGCTTCGTCAAGTGTCGGGTTGTTGTCGATCGTGGAAACGTAAACAGAGGCCTCCGGGTTGTAGCGGTCAAAGAACCGGCGCTTGATCGGAGAGTTGCTGCCACCGACGGGGTTAAGTGAAAGCATCATTTGACTATATAAGCCAGGGGTGCGCAACCGAAGATTAAGTTGATCTATGTCCCCCTCGCTAAACTCAGAGGCCTCTTCGCCCCAAACGAACTCGATGTCCGTAATAGACTTTATTTTTTCCACGTCATCCAGGCCGGTCATGAGGATCACCGACCCGTTGCGGAAATGGATGTCGCCAGTAGTCTGAATCTGCCGCGCCTCATGTGCAAGGCCCATATGCCGCAACACGGCCATTATCTGGTCCGAGCAGGACGCCTTGATCGTGCGGCCCACTTTACGCGCTGCAAGCCCGCGAACGCCGGGTTGTGCCAGACACCGATACACGCATTTCTGCGCGCTGAAAAACGACTTGCCAGACCCCGCGCCGCCGACCAGGACCAGGAAGCGGGACTGGTCGTAGAGGAGGCCCCGGTAATCGGGAATCACCCAGTCCGGGAAGCACCGCAAGTCGGTTATTTTTTCAGTTAGTGTCTGCATGTACTTTTTTAAGCCCCTTGCCGCTATGTAATGGATCCCCCGGCGGCAATAAAATCGTTCCCTCTACCTCAAGGCGCATCCGCTTATCAGCCTCCCAGCCTTCAAACTTCCCCGCCTGTGCCAAGGCGTTGATTCGGTTGCCCGTCGCCGTGGCCTTGTTTTCTGCAATCTCGTTCAAGATTTCCAGTGCCCGTTCCCGAGTAAGCGTGGCCTTTTTCGCGGCCTTTTCTTGGGCTTCCCGGATGCTCTTTTGAATGTTAAGTTTTGTTAAGAGCTGGGCGGCCTGGACATTAGCCGTTCTTTTGCTGTACCCCGCACGGATAGCGGCCTGAGTTCCGTTGAAATCTTTCAGGTACTCAGTAACGAACGCCCTCTGTTTTGGTGACAGTTTCAATGTCCCCCTAAATCTCCATTTTTAACTCTGCAAATACATCACGAGCCCGGCCACAATCGCCCCGTAAATCAGCGGCAGCGCGGGTGTCAGGAATCGCCATAACAATGACTGGTTGCGCGTGTACATCTGCTCCAGCCGGTCCAATCGCGTGACCAGTCCAACCTCCCCATTCCCGCGCAAAAGTTTATAAATCGCGTTCATGGTCTGGTCTCCCCGCTCCAGCCGGTGCTCAATATCCGCGTGTAACTTGACACACAACTCATGGTTATATTCCGCCATGCGTTCATCGCCCCTCTCTATCGGTGTTATCCGCGCATACCTCGACGTCGTTTTTCGTGCCGAACTTGTCCGCGAATAATTTTCCCAGCGGCCCGCTGCCCACGTCCTCACCCTGTATCCGTATCGTTTCGCCCGTGCGCTCGCCCGTGGTCACGTCCCATACATAGCCGTCGTAGTCCACGCCGCGCTCGTACCCCAATTCCCGCGCGGTCCTCAGCACATCGTGCCACGGCTCCCACCATTCCCGCGCTTCGTCACTCTGTTGGACTTTGGCAAGCATCACGATATCGTTGTCGGCGTTGGGCTTTGCGCGGAATAGCAGTAGCCGCGAAATCACCGGCGTAATCAACACAATCAGCGCGACGGCGACGTCGTTGTCGGCCACCTGTGGCAAGAAATAGCCCACAGCGGCAAGCAGTACGCCCGCTATCAGGATCGCCGTGTATTGGGCCTTGGTGGTCTTGGATTGCGCCAGCGTCGCAAGCACCTTTCCGCGCCGGATGATGCCGAAAAGCGACGGAATCAAACTTAAGAATTTAATCATCTCTGCTCCCCCTTACAGCCGCTCACCGGAGATTGCCACCACCTGCGACAAACGAAAAGGCGCGGTCCTGTCCGGTAATGCGTTGATCACATCACGTAGCGTCTTATACGCTTGAATCGCGCTGTCCTCAGCCATACTCAAAATCGGTTGACTTACACCAGCAATCCGGCAAACACTAATCACGTCTTTTGTTGCCGCCTCAATGTTGTCTGCCGCAGCAAGCATTTCGGCCTTGTCCCACTTATTCATTTGAATCGCCGCCAATTTATGCGCGGCGTTGAATGCTTCCGTGGTTCCGGCGCGTGCCTGCTCGATACGGTCATGGTCCGCGCCCAGTACTTCCGCGATTGTCAGGGCAATAAGTAGGCCAGACTCGCCCATATTCAGGGCGCGTATCACGTCCTCCTGCACGGAAGAATATTGCCCGCCATGACAGCCGGACAGCGTGACGGCGAACACCATGCACGCTAACACGGCCAATGTAATTATGCTTCGGGTCATATTGGTCTCCTTACCACGAACGGACATCACAGTGGATGCCCCAATCGTATTTGATCACGTTTGGCATGCCCGCCTTGCGGGCCATGTTTGCAAATTTGATGGGTGTCAGCCCGCGCGGTGTCGGCAGGTCCGCCGCAAGCCCCAACATGTGCGTGCTGAATTTCGCGCCGCCCACACGGGCGTTGTGGACCTTGCAGCGAAAGCCCGAATTGATAAGCAGCGGCCCGCCCACAAGCACACGCAATTTTTCGAGCAGGAACACCAACTCAAAATTTATCGGGGCCGCGCCACCACAACAGTTGCGGCCCTTACAGGCAAATTCAGACAGCGCGAAATGTTCGGTGATTTGGCCGGTCTTTGCGAAATCTTTATGCAGCATCATGGCATAATCCAAAATAAGCGCGGGCGGGAACCAAGGAGGGAAGGAAAGGGAATGTGAATTGAATCAGGTAGTGGTGTCAACCGCCCGCCCGCGCCGGAAAGCATTTTATTGATCGCGTCCATGCCGGAATTATAGCACAGTTCGGGATTTGGCGCAAGCCGGTCTCACATCCACCGAAATCGGCGTGTGTCATTCGTCCCCCTCCGGCGGGTCTGGCAGCGGCATCCAGTGCGTAGCGTCCGTTTCCACCCACGGATGCCGGCATTGATCGTCATCTGGTTGCCAGACCTGCATTCCTTTGCGCCGGTCGTAAAAACAGACATTATATTCGCCGCGAAAATAGCATAAACAATCTGTTTCATTTTCCGGCATGCGCTCGCTGCATTTAATCCATTTCATTGCTTGCCTCCTTTCGTGGCCTACCGCGTCGCGGCAGGGCTGACCCTATGCCAGCCCCACCAACGACGGGCGTTATACAGTTATCCGTTTTCGCGTGTCGCAGCCAATGGTCCCAAGCCGCATCACTCATTTTCATAAAATCGGGATTGTCTATGACGGCGGATAGTATCGTCTGTTCTTTTTTGTCCGTCGGTGACGGTTGCCACTCACCGCCGAAATAAATCGGGTTGGTTGACCCGGCGTAATCAATGCGTTTGTGTGCCATGCGTGTTTTCCTTTCTCGTGCCGTCGCAGTCCGGCGTTATCACTTCCAGTTCCGTGCCGCACGTCGGACAATGGCAGGTGTACGCGCAATCACTGGACAACGTCACGGGCGGCGTGTACACGGGCCGCACATGTGCGCACGGCTTCGGGAATCCGCACGCCGCGCAGTAGCGCGTCACGGGGCCGGGGTTATGCCAGGTTGTCATGATCGTAATTGTCCTCCACTTTGTCGTTCGCTTTCCACTTTTGATCTTTCCAGACTACCCATGTTTTTGAGTTTTGTGCAGCCCTTTCCATCGCCGCACGTATTTTTGCAGGCGAAACTTTTATTTGTCTTATTCGTGTATTGCCTACTTTGCGGCTCGATTCCACCTCCGTCTCCAGTTCCGCGACGCGGGCCCGCAGCCGCTCGATCTCGGCATCACGCTCAGGCAAAACATCTATCGCCTGCTCTAATAGTTGGGAGTGTTGCAGGGCATTCTCCTCCCGCAGCCGCTCG